TAACGTTTAAATCCTGACATAAAAGTCCTTTCATTTTTCTGTCTTCCTAGACAGATTATAACACACATATTTGTGTCTACTTTTATAGTATAGCTCCAAATATTCATGAATTATGGGAAAAAGGCAGTAAGAAAGAAATTGATTTGTTTTCCAAAGCTTCAAAGCATATTCAGTTTAGAAAAGGAATTAGTTTTGGTTATTACTGTGAGTTACTCAATAATGCGCTGAATGCAAATGATGGAATTTATGCTCATGATATCGTCCACATTTGTAATGGTCGTTTAACGATTTCAAATACAGGTTTACGATTGGACGAAATAGAAGAACTGGTAAGAGATTATTTTAAATCAGAAAAAGTTATTGATAGGAGCGAAATAGATAAGTTTACAAATTACGTTCTCAAACGGTATCAGAATGACCGACAAACTAATATCGCTGGTCAATGACTGGTGGGGAGGGATTGAATGAAACAATATTGGGTAATTGAAAATCATTTGGACGGAGGATTTTATCTGATGCCAGAAGATACTCCAGAAGAAGAATTAGGAGAAATTGAAGCTCCTTGTGATATATGTGGAGACCACGATTCAATTATTGGTCAGTTTTCAGACTGGAAGCAACTTAAAAAAGAAATGACTGATGATGAAGGTTGGTGTCCATATTCAGATGAATATTTGCAATCAGTATTTGAGGAGGACAACCAATGAAACTAATGTGTAAGCTGTTCGGGCATAAGTGGTCGGAATGGAGAATTTATTTATTTGGCACTCATGAAGAACGCTCTTGTCGTCGTTGCTACATCAGAGATAAACGAATTCCACGCTCATACCTTGACGAGTCAGAGAACGTGTTCCCTGAAAAATGGCTTGATAAACACATGGATTGAGGTGGAGATGAAAAATAAGTTAAAAGAAAGACGAGAAAGTCTTGGGCTTTCAGTTGAACAAGTCGCTGAAAGAATGATTGAACCTTTTAGACAAACTTATATAGAATTAATTAAAGATAATGAACGGCAAAATAGGCTTGAGAATGATGATCTGCCAGAAGACCAAAGCTGGGATAAACTTCTTGCAAAAGCATTGGAATGCAAAATAGAAGATTTAATTTGAACGCAAAAAAAGCCCAAGCTGACCAAGCTTGAGCGAAAGTAAAACCAAAACTTTTTGTTTTTATGGTCTTACAAATTATATCATACTGAGCTAGGAACTCGCTAAACTCAACTGGAGGAGAAAAATGTCACAAGAAATTACTGTTGATTTTTCAGAACAAATCGCTAAAGCACAAACTAAAATTGATAGACTGCAAGCCATGATTCATGATGTTAGAGATCAAAAGATTGTTTTAGATGATATCAAAAATAATCATATACCTAGGGATACAAAACTTGGATTCAACTTAGGAGGAGTTTATAAATGTTTTATTAAGATTGATGTTGGCACACTCATCCCTTTGTTGGAGCAAAATATTGAAGATAATACAGCTCTTATCCATGAGTTGGCTAAAGAACTTGGAATAGAGGTTAAGTGAAAATAAAAAAGCCCACGGCAATGGGCTTCGGCAACTGATTTATCTAACTTAATTATACCACAAAAGGAGAATTTGATGAATGGCAGATAAGTTAGATAGAATTATTGGAGATTACGTGAATGGCAGATTTTACTAAATTTTCCAACACCATATTGGCTTGTACACGAAGAAGGCCACAAAGGAGGAATGTTTAGATTTCCAGACAAACAATTTAAAAGGGAATATGAGGTTGTGGAATGAAAGATGCATCAAAATTAGTTTTATTTATCATTATGGCTATGAGTATTGTATCGCTTATTATATCTCTTCCAACACTTATTGTGGCAATACTTATGGGAATTAAATACATTGCCCTTAGAGCGCTAATCGCTGTGATTATGGGTACCGTCATTTTCTCAATAACTTGGGTAAGATTGAACAATCAAATGGACAAAGAACTTCAAAAAATTGATGAAGAGCTTGCTGAGCACAAATTAAAAATGGAGCAGCTCGACAAAGAATTTGTTGAACGGCAACAAAGAGTCGCTGACAGATTTAAGAATTTGAGGTAAGTAATATAAAAAAAGCCCAAGCTGACCTAGCTTGAGAGAATGTAAAGTTTTAAAGAACTTCGTTTATTTTTCGGTCAAATTCATTTTAACACAAAAAACCCGAACTGACCAGGTTCGAGTTATATGTTCTAGGTTTAAATTTTATTCTTAAAATTTAGGTCTATTACATTATACCATACTGAGCTAGGAACTCGCTAAACTCAACTGGAGGAGAAAAAATGGATAAAGATTTCTATAAATTAGTAACTCAAAAATTAGCTGAAAAACTAGGATGTGAAGCACAGGATATTTATGTTGTATGGCAATGTAAGACCCTCCAAAATATAAAAGGATTGTTTTCTAGTGATGTTGAAGCTGCAAATGGGATGTATTATGAAGCAACATTCAATGGTGATAAAGGGGAGTTATACTTGGATAGCTACAAAAAGTTAGAAAATGGAGTTATCAAAGTTAAATTTTAAAATACAAAAAGCCCACGGCAATGGGCTTCGGCAACTGAATTTCTAACTTAATTATACCACAAAAGGAGAATTTGATGAATGGCAGATAAGTTAGATAGAATTATTGGAGATTACGTGAATGGCAGACTTGAAGCCAGAATAAAATCAATTGAAAGTAGATATCTATATAAGCAAAAAGTAGATAATTTAGGTATTCGTACGGCTTATTCTGGCGGTTCGGAACCTGAAAGTCACGTCTTGAATAAAGAAGCGCTTGAAAATGATGAGGAATATATCAAGCTCAAAGACCTGATGTACCAATTCAGCTTGTGGTACGAACCTTTAATCAAGGAGGAAAAAGAAATAATCAAGCTAAAACACTGTGGTTACAGTGGCTTTACATGGTACAGAGTAATGATGGAACTCGATAACGAAGGGATTGAGATTTCAGAAAAGAAAGCTAAGTTCATTTACTACCGATTTAGAAAAGATATAAACCCTCATATTGGCTATTTCATTTGAAACCGTGGGTCAAATTGGGATAAAAACGACACGAAAAAGGCATGAAATTGGAGTGTTGCCCCTTGTTTTTGCTGATATACTTGTATTATGAAGTAAAAGGCAAAAGCACAAAATATCATAAGTATCGGTTTGAATTTGCTTCTAAGCAAGTCATTGCTCGAACCAGTGGCTTGCTATATTATTGGTGCTGGCGATTGAAGTTCAGTTAAATGACCAAGAGGGAGCAACAGCCAATACAGTTACGAGTTATAGTTCTAGGGATTGAGCGTATCGTAACATAGTTAGTGGCTATCTAGCATAGCGAGGGGTGACAGGCACCAGAACTAAACCTGACTGCAATGTCCGATTTAATGGCGGAATAGCGTTGCTGGACGAGAATAACCAGCATAACTTGACAACGGAGTCTTTACAACAAACAAGGACTTAATAGTACTAGAGGTTACATCCGCTGTCGGTGACTGCTTGGTCAAGGGGTTAAGATACTGCACTTTTAATGCAGAGGCGTGAGTTCGAATCTCACTCAGTCACATTATTATTTTATTACAGGTTGTCCATTGGGCAGCCTTTTATTGTTGGATTCACAAATAAGATAGGAGGGAGGTATGAAACTTACTGAAAAGCAGAAGAGATTTTGCGATGAATATATTAAGTTAGGAAACGCTAAAGAAGCAGCAATAAATGCTGGATATAGCAAAAAGACAGCGAAGTCTATGGGGGCTGAAAACCTTACTAAACCTGACTTGAAAAAATATATTGACGAACGAATGGAACAACTCGCTTCTGAGCGTATTATGAGCGCACAGGAGATACTTGAAAGACTTAGCCTTATAGCTAATGCAAAAATAAAAGAAACGGTTGTAATAGCCAATGCGGAGGGATATTCGGAAGTTGAGAAACCTCCTGATTTTAAGGTTCAAATACAAGCAATGAAAGAACTTCTTAAACGTTATCCAGATAATGATAGATTGCTTGAGCAACAGCTTAGAAAACTTAAAGCTGAAGCAGATGTTTCCGAAGCTAAATCTAAAATCCTCACTGATACAGCCAATAAATTAGAAGGCAATCTAAAAACAAATCAATTGCTTATGGCTTTAGTTGACCCTCAACTTGCAGAGCCAGAAGGAGAGGCTTTAAATGATAAGCTTTAGTCAAAAACAAATAGATAATATCAAAGCCAACATCTCTGGCATCGAGTTTGAAATGAATGAGGGAACAATTCGCTCAGGAAAGACAAACAGCGATATATTCAAAATGGCTCGTATCTATGCGCAATCGCCTGACCGTGACCATTTAGTTCTTGCCTATAATCAAGAACAAGCTTACCGCATGTTTATTGATGGTGAGGGATTTGGTTTAATGTACATATTTGCTGACAACTCAGAAATTCGTCATAACGAAAACGGAGACCATTTATGGATAAACTTCGGTAAAGGTAATGAAAAACGCATTTATTATAAGGGTGGAGGAAAAGTAAATGCAGTTGGTTCTATTACGGGGATGTCATTTGGAACTGTTGCTTTTCTTGAGTTTAACCTGCTTAATAAAGAAGTGATAGCCGAATCTTTTAGGCGGACATTAGCAAGCAAGCTGAGGTTTCATCTTGGAGAGCAGAACCCACCAGCTCCCAATCATCCAAACCTTGAATTATTAAACCAGTTTGAAAAGACTGGCACTTATCGCTTTAGGCATTGGAGACCGACTGACAATCCTATTCTTACTGGTCAGCGTTTGAAAATGTGGGAAGAACAATCTAAAACATCTGACTATCTTTATAAGCGTGACTGGCTAGGACAACGAGTGATGCCAGAAGGTGTTATTTATTCCATGTTTGATGAAGAAAAGCACATGACCAACCAACTTAAAGGCAGAGTCATTGAAACATTCTTCACAGCCGATGGAGGTCAAGCCGATGCAACGACTTGTGCATTCAATGTAGTGACCTTTCATGAGGGCAAGCATTATTTGTACCGCATGGCAAATTATTATCACAGTGGAACGGAAACAGGGCAGACAAAAGCAATGTCAGTCTATGCTAAAGAAATTAAGCAATTTGTATCTTGGTGTTACGATAAATGGAAAGATTTACCACATTGGGAATGGTTCTTTGTTGACCCGGCTTGTAAAACGTTGCGAGAAGAACTTAAGTTGATTGGTATTTCTACTGATAAGGCAAATAATAACAGCCGGGACAAAGTAACAAGCAACGGTTTAAAAATAGAAGTTGGTATTGAAAGAGTACAGAATGCTTTTGAAAAAGGGCTTCTTTTTTTGTATTCAATAGACGGAAAGTATGATCACTACAATCTAATAAAAGAAATTGGATTATACATCAGAACCCCAAACGGTTTGCCAGTAGATAAAAATAACCATGCGTGCGATGAACTACGCTATGCAGTCAATTATTTCACTGTGGAATACTTAATTTAGGAGGTGGCCAGTGTTTGATTGGTTTAAAAATATGATAAGAAAAGGAGGCGCAAAGGTAGGAATGGTTGAGTCATTAAACAATATTACAGATCATCCGAAGATTGCAGTCAATTCGGAAGAATATCTTCGCATCCAAGACAACAAAAGAATTTATAAAAATATATTTGAGCAAGTTAAATATCTCAATAGTGATGGGAACTATGTCAAACGTGATTTTCACTCACTGAATGTTTCAAAGATAATTGCAAGAAAACTATCCAAGCTTGTCTTCAATGATGGTTGCTCAATCAGCGTTGATAATACCGAAGCAGATGAGTTCTTACAGAAAGTTTTTAATAGTAATAAATTTCGCAAGAACTTTGGTGAAGAATTAGAAGCTGGTTATGCAATTGGTGGGCTTGTCCTTCGTCCTTATTATGATGAAGCGCATGATACAATCAAGATTGCTTATTGCCGAGCTGATACTTTTTATCCATTGGAATCAAACACCAATGATGTTAGTGAAGCAGCCATCGCAACCGTTACTCAAGTGGTAGAGGGGAAACAGAACATTCGCTATACCTTGTTAGAATTTCATGAGTGGGAAAATGGTAGTTATTTCATTCGGAATGAGCTTTATAAATCAGACGATGAAAATCAAGTCGGTGTAAGAGTTCCTTTAACTTCATTGTCTAAGTATGAAACTTTGCAAGAAGAAGTTGAAATGAAGGACTTCACTCGTCCTATCTTTGTTTATATTAAACTAGCCGGAAAGAATAACTTTGACATTTCAAGCTCTTTAAGCTTAGGTATTATTGATAATGCGAAGCGTCAGTTGCTCGATATCAATGAAAAATATGACCAATTCATGCGAGAAATTGAAGAAGCAGGGCGAAAGATTATCGCTTCGGATGCATTCTTTAAGGTCAAGTTTGATAAAGACGGCCGGCCAATCAAGAGGTTTGACTCAAAGACTAGCGTTTTTCAAACAATGAAGTCTGAGGACCCGTTTATTGATGAATTTGCCCCAGCATTACGTGCTACAGAGTTTATAGATTCAATCAATTTCATTTTGCGTACTATTGAACTTGAAACTGGCTTTAGTTCTGGAACATTTTCATTTGATGGTCAGTCAGTTAAGACTGCAACTGAAATTATCAGTGAAAACTCTGAAACTTTCTCAACTCGTTCAGATAATGTTTTGATTGTCGAGGAAGCATTAAAAGAGTTAGTAGTAACAATCTTTGAGCTTGCGAATTCGTATGAGCTATTTACGTTACCCGAAAAATATGGTATCAATATTGACTTTGACGATGGTGTATTTCAATCACAAGATGCAAAAGCCGACTATTATGGCAAACTCACAACAATGCAATTGACTTCAAGAAAAAGGGCCATTCAAAAGATTCAAGGAGTGACTGGAGATGAAGCTGATAAAATTCTTGCAGAGATTAAAGAAGAACAGGCACCAAGTCTTAGTCCAACTGATACATCGATGTATGGCGGTGAGTAATTATGGGAAAGTTCAAAGTCAATGATGACCAAATGACACTTGCTTCTGGAATGGTTGGTGACATTTACGAGCAAATGGCCCAAGAGTTGATGTTTAATCTTATAAAGAGAATCAAACAGCGTGGAAGTGCTGACTTGCAACGTGAACCATGGCTTTGGCAACTTGAAAAGCTCAATGATATGCATATGCTTAATGAGCAGAATGTAAAATATATCCTTGAGCAGACAGGAATTGCTCAAGATTTATTTGATAAGATTATTAAAAATGAGGGGTTGAAAGTTTACAAAAATACTCAGGAGCAGTTGGCAGAAGAGCTTGGAAAGAATCCGCCTCATAATGATGTGAGGATGGCACTTGAAAGTTATGCACAGCAAGCTTTTAGAGATGTTAACAACTTAGTCAATCAATCATTACTTTCTAATAACTTTGCAAAAAATCCAATCATGAAAACTTATCAATCCATTATTGAAACGGCAGTTGCAGAAGTCATTTCGGGAGTTAAAACAGCAGACCAGGCAATAAATGATACTGTGATGAAATGGTTAGCTAAAGGATTTCCTTCTGATTTTGTCGATAAAGCTGGCAGACAATGGAATATTGATAGCTATGCTAGAATGGTTACTCAATCTACTACTTTTCGTGTTTATAATGACATGAAAACACGAGCAAGCGAAGAATTAGGGGTTGAAACCTTTTACTATTCTAAGCATGGGGCTAGTCGTCCGGCTTGTGCCCCTATTCAGGGGAAAGTGGTAACCAAAGGTCAGTCATTTTATTCTGAGACTTTGGGTTATAGAGTTGAATCTTTGAAAGAACATGGATGGGGGACGGCTGGAGGCGCTTTGGGTGCCAATTGCAAACATTATCTTACACCACTTATCATTGGTGTTAACAACTTACCTAATATTCCAGAACATCTTAAAGATATCACTCCAAAACAAGCTATTGAAAATGGGCGAAAACAAGCCCAACAACGAGCTTATGAGCGAGCGATTAAAGATGATAAATACAAACTTCAAGCTGCAAAACTTTTGGAAGATGAACAACGAATTGCAGAGTATAAAAATAAATTAGCTATCCATCGAAGTAGCCTTAATGATTTGCTTAAAGAAAATGACTTTTTACATCGTGATTCAACGAGAGAGCGAGTCTATAAAAATGGCAAAGCTCAAGAATATGCTAAAAACTTTAATAAAAAACAAAGCGCCTGATATTTATATCAAGTGCTTTTCTTATGCCCTGGGCATGGCGTAAAACTGCTACAAAGTCCAAGTGACGTAAAAAAGGAGACTCAAACATGGGTTTGAAACGTAGCAATCTTGAAGAGTGGGGAATTACTGACAAGGAAGTGATTGATAAAATCATGGATGCCAATGGTGACAGCATTAATGAAACTAAGGCGACTCTTGATAGTGAAAAAACTGCCCTTCAAACTCAACTGGATCAGCAAACTTCTGAAATTGAAGAATTGAAAAAATCAACTGAGACAAGTGCTGAAACAAAAAAAGCACTTGATGACTTGCAAGCCTCTTTTGATTCTTACAAAACCGATGCAGAAAAAACACTTGCTGAAACACAAAAAACAAATGCAGTAAAACTTGCATTGAAAGACTCAGGCACTGTGAACACTGAATTGCTATTTAGTCAAGTCAACATGGACAACGTCATTATTCAAGATGATGGCAAAGTTTCAGGACTTGATGACCAACTTGCAACATTCAAAGAATCAATGCCTTATTTGTTTCAAGAAGGCGGAGCTGCAGACAAAACAAAACCAACCATTGTGGCTGGCGGCAATCCAAATAGTGGTGGCGCTGGTGAAAAATCTTTGGTTCAAAAAATTCAAGAAAGATTAGGTGAATAATATGCCAGTAGTATTAGACTCAAAAGACTTAGCAATAATCGACAAAAAATTTAAAGCAGATTCTCAAGTTTGGGACATCTTAACTCAAGGTGCAAAATCAATCACTGCAGCAGACTTCGTTGGTGCCAATGAAGTTCGTATCAATAAAATGTCAGGTTTTGTTGATGCAACAAAATATAAACGTAATGACGATAATGCACGAAACAAAATCGACATTGCAAAAGAAACCGTAAAACTTACCAATGAAGATTGGTTTGGTTATGATGTTGACCAATTGGATCAGTCAGAATCATCAGCTTTGACAATTAACAATATCGTTGAAGAACACAAGCGTTTGGTTACTGTCCCGCATCGTGATAAAGTTGCCATTCAAGCACTTTATGATAATGCAAACAAAAAAGTTGCTGAAACTTTGACTAAAGATAACATTCTCGATGCTTATGATTCTGCAGAAGAATATATGACAGACAATGAAATCCCTGGTGGATATGTAATGTTTGTATCTGCTGCAACTTATCGAATGCTCAAAAATGCTTCTGGTGTTTCAAAAACATTTACCACTAATGAAGCATCAATCAATGGTATCAACCGTACAGTTGCACAAATTGATGGCGGTGTTCCTATTGTAAAAGTTGCCAAAGCACGTTTCGCTGGAACTGGTGCTGATGATGCAGCCCTTAATTTGAATTTCATTGTTACTCCTCTTATTGCGGTAGCTCCAATTGTCAAATTCGGTACAGTTGATACTGTCCCAGCATCACAAGACCGTAGCGGTTACCGTGATACAATCAAAGGTTTGGACTACTACGATGCGATTGTATTTGAAAATGCCAAAGATGCTATCTATGTTTCAGAAAGCCCAAAAGCGTAACCCCCACGGAAGTAACGTTGAATAAAACAACGTTATCCCTTGAAGTTGGGGGAACTGAAACACTGACAGCTACTGTTTTACCTGCTGATGCAGAAGACAAGACGATTAATTTCACATCAAGTGATGCTGCTATCGCAACTGTTACTCCAGTCCAAGGTAAAGTAACTGCAGTTGCTGCCGGGACATCAACAATTACTGTCACAACTTCAAATGGTCTGACAGCGACTTGTGAAGTAACAGTTACAGCAGCAAGTGGAGGAGAGTAATCTCCTCTTTTATTTTAGGAGGGATTATGGCTTATCTGACATTTCCTGAATATCAAAAGTTTGGCTATCAAGAAGTAACGGAAGACGATTTTAAAAGATTAGTTGTCCGTGCTTCTGATGTCATTGATATTCGGACAAGAAACTTTTATAGATTTCATGATTTAGAATCTGATGTTGAATTTCGTAAGAATCAATTCAAGAAAGCAATTGCTTTGCAGATTGAAAGAATGGCGATTCTCGGGGTAGTTTCTACGGCTGAAATTGACAGCCCGACAAATTGGTCGCTAGACGGAGTAAGTGTCACAAATGGTAGTTCAGGAGCTTCTGGCGATAATGCAACAAGCATTGTTTCCGATGATGCTCTGGAGCTTTTATCCATGACTGGTTTACTTTATAGGGGGACGTGCTAATGGTTTATTATCGTTTGCCACCTATTCGTGCTTTTCCACATTCTATTATTTACCGAAAAAAGACGGGGGAAGATGATTACCAAAAGCCTGAATATAAAGACACTCCTATCAGCAATGTCTGGTTCAACCTATCATCGACTTTCTCAAGAGGTGGAAATAATTCAAGTGATAAAGCACCCAATGCTTCAATCACGATGTTCTATCGATACTGTGGAGAACTTTCAAAATTTGAAACTGACAATTTAGTAGTCTTTCAAGGTAAGGAATATAACATTGTTTTAGCAAAAGAGTTAGTTCTAAATGGCGAATCGATTGGTTGGCGATTGGAGGTAGTCTAATGGCTAATGCTAAAGTAGACTTGAGAGGTGCTCAAAGAAAGCTGAGTGGTCCAAATATTACTCGGGGAAGAGTAGCAATGGCTAACCAAGCCCTGATGGATATGGATCCGTTTGTTCCGAAACGAGACCACAATTTGGCAGCAAGTGGACATGTCACTGATTCTGGTAAATCTATTGAATATAACACACCTTATGCTAGAGCCCAATTTTATGGTAAATCATTTAAAAAAGGCACATCATTTACCTTCAAAAGTTATACCACTCCTGGTACTGGCTCACGTTGGGATTTGAAAGCAAAAGGACTATATGGAAAAAGTTGGCCACAAGTCTTTAAGAAAGGAGCGGGACTTTAATGGATTTTATAGAGCGACTGAAAGATAGCGTAAATACTGTCCCAAATCTTCCAATTAAATGTATTTTAGGTTATTTAAAGCCGACTGAATCATTAGTTTTATATCCCTTGCCTGGAAGTAAAGTTGTAAGCCAAACTTACGACGGCGAGAAAGACCAAGAATTAAATTATGAATTTGCCATGAAGTCAAAAGACCAAGAACAAATTCAAAAAGCCCTTTGGTTGATTCAAACATATTTAGAAGAGCTGTCAGAGCTAAAAAGTTCAGACGGTTCTTTTGATTTTTGGAAGATTGAAATTGCAAATAAGCCTTACATCAGCAATGAAGATGAAGAAAACTACTACATTTTCATTCTGGATGTTCAAGCAAGTATAACAACTTATAAAGAGAGGAAATAAAAATGGGATTTGATAATAACTATACCTATAAATTTGAAATCGGAGATGATGAAGAAAATCTCTTGCCTATTGCTGGTGGTATTACCAGTCATGATACGGATTTCTCAGAAGATGAGGAAGAAGAAGCTTACTATGATTTAAATGGTGGTAAAGAAAAATACTATACCGGAATCACTGCAGCTTACAGCTATTCTGGGCATCGTAAATTTGCGGATAAAGCCCAAGAATACATCCGTGATAAAGTTTTTAAACTCACAAGACGCGACTGTTTCTTTAAAGTAACTGAACCTGATGGTCGCATTATTTCAGGAGAAGCTACAATTGGTGGAATTAAAATTTCTGGTGGGGATGCAAATGCTCGTTCTGATTTTGAATGTACGATTACATTTAAGGGCCTACCAAAAGATGAAAAACCAAACGAAGTTGAAGTGACAGGCGTTACGCTTAACAAAACAACTTTATCACTCGCAGTTGGAGCGAATGAGACTTTAGCAGCTACTGTTGCTCCAGCAGATGCTGCTGACAAAACAGTAACTTATGCTTCTGATGATCCAACAATCGCTACAGTAACTCCAGTTCAAGGTAAAGTTGCTGGGGTTAAAGCTGGAACTGCAAATATCACTGCTACTACAGCAAATGGTAAAACTGCAACTTGTGCTGTTACTGTGACGTCAGCTTAATTAAAATACTAAACAAAAGGCTAGGAGGAAAACTTCTAGCCTTTATTTTTTAAGGAGAGAAAATGAAACCGATTCAATTACAAAAAACAACAATTGATATTCCATTTGTAGATGTGAATGGAAAAACACAACTCGTTATAGAATTTGACCGTTCTGATGAGAATATTAAACGTCTTTATAATTCTTTTGAAGAACTTGAGCAAGCCAAAAATGATTTGTCAGTAAGTGAAAATGAAGATATTTTTGAAGATACTCGAGCTTTCGTTAAGAAAACAATGGATCCTATTTTCGGTGAAGGGACATTTGATAAAGTTTATGCACTTTCTCCAAGTGTTTTGATCGTCGTTGTTTATTTCTACCAAATGGCAATGGTACTTAAAGAGGAACTTGAAATGGATGATTTCAAAAACTTTGAAGACAAGTATTTGAACTAGGAGGCCTTATGTTTTCTCTTTACCAAAAAGTAAATGACGATGTTGAGGTTTCAGGTATTAAGTACCCACTCAATGCTTCATTTGATGTCATGTTGAAATTGATTGACTTGTTGAAAGAGAAGCGTTTATCAGATATTAATAAACTGAAACTTAGCATCATGCTTGTGTTCGGACGAGAGTCTCAACTGCTAAATATTTCAATTGAAGACCAAGCCGAAGCAATTAGACAAGTATTTGATGGTTATCTTAAAAGCAGTAAAAATGACAAACCAGTTAAACGTGACTTACAAGGTAACGTTATGCCAGAACTTGATGAAGAAGAAAAGAAAGTGCTGTATTCAATCAATCATGATGCTGAATATATTTATGCTTCTTTTATGCAAGCTTATGGACTTGACTTACTTGAGCAACAAGGCAAACTTCACTGGTTTAAATTTAAGGCATTGCTTTCTGGATTGCCGGAAGATACAAAGTTTGAACAGGTTATGTCTATACGTTCATGGAAAAAGCCCTCAAATTCAAAAAATGCGCATGAAACCCAAATGAAAAAGCTTCAAGAAATATACGCATTACCAGATACCGAAAGTGAGGTTACTTAATGGCAGCTGATGGAACGATAAAAATTGATATTCTCTTAGATGACGGATCAGTCAAAAAGGGTATTGCTAGTCTAAATGGATTAGAAAATGCCAGTGGTGAAGCTGGCAATGGTATAAAGTCTTTGTCAGGAGCTATGGGACTGATTAAGGCGGCAGCAATTGCAGCTGCTGGTTCAGCTATGGTCGCTGGTGTCGTAAAATTTGGTAAAGCTGCAGTTGGTGCTTATGCTGACTATGAACAGTTAGTTGGTGGTGTTGAGACACTTTTCGGGGCTGGAGGTCAATCAGTTGAACAGTACGCAAAATCAGTAGGAAAATCAGTTGATGATGCCAGTGGGGACTATAACAACCTCATGAAAGCACAAGACCTTGTGATGAAAAATGCTGATAATGCTTATAAAACTGCTGGTATGTCAGCCAATCAATACATGGAAGTTGCAACCTCTTCTGCAGCTGCAATGGTTACTTCTGTAGGTGGTGACACAGTAAAAGCTGCAAAACTTACTGACCAAGCTGTAACCGATATGGCAGATAATGCCAATAAAATGGGTTCAAATATTACCGATATTCAAAATGCTTACGGTGGATTTGCCAAAGGTAACTTCACGATGCTGGACAACTTGAAAATTGGGTACGGTGGGACGCAAGAAGAAATGAAGCGTCTTTTAGCTGATGCTGAAAAGTTACCTGGAGCAATGGGTAAGAAATTCGATATCAGTAACTATGCTGATGTTACAGAAGCGATTCATTTAGTCCAAACTGAAATGGGAATTACTGGAACAACAGCAAAAGAAGCTGCTCAAACAATTAGTGGGTCAATTGATAGTACAAAAGCCGCACTTTCTAACTTACTGGCTGGTCTTGGAAAATCTGATGTAGATTTAAAAGGATTGACTAAAAATGTTATTGATTCATTTAAAAATGTTGTAAGAAATATTATTCCAATTGTGGTAAATATAGCCAAAGCTATTCCAGTTGTCTTTTTGGAGGTTGCAAGAGAAGTTGGAGCGGCACTTCTCGGGATGTTACCAGATAGTATTCAGAAAAGAATTGAAGCTATAGTTTCTAGCTTTAAAAACTTTTTAGCTCCTGTCGGAGAAATTGTTGGTGGAATAAAGCAAGTTTATACAGCATTTAAAACTTTATTATCTTTAAATATGTCACCTATGGAAGCAGTCAAAGCTATTTTTGAAGCCATGGTATCTCCTTTTAATGCTTATCCTAAAGCATTTGGAAACGCGGCAAGAGCAATAAAAAGTTTTATGGACTCTAACAAAGGGGCTTCTAAAGCTGTCGATGGAATGATACAAGGAGTTGGAAATCTTGTCAACTTCTTTAAAAATATTTTTTCACCAGTACAAAAAGCTGGACAAAGTATTGATATTTTCAAAGTAGCCTTGTTTGCAGCGAAAACTATTTTACTGACAGCATTAGGTCCAATTGGGCTTGTAATCAAAATCTTTGAATTACTTGCAAAAGTTGTGGGTGGTGGAGACGTTCAAAAAGGATTATCTTCTATCGGTGGCGGAATTCAAGGGCTAGTTGATGGAATCGCAAAATATGGACCAATGATTGGGACTAATTTCGGTAAAGCAATAAGTGGTATTGCTGGAGCAATTGCCAGTGCCTTGCCTGGGATAATCTCAGGGGGCTTACAAATTATAAGTGGTTTCATTTTAGGTATTGCTCAAGGATTGCCAGGGATTACAGCGGCTATTATTCAGCTTATTGGAAGTATTACACTTACGATTGTCACACTTATTCCTACAATCACGGCTTCTGCAATTATAATTGTGACTACTCTAGCAACTTCTATGATTACGTATATTCCGGTTGTAATAGGGGCAATCACAAGCATTATTGTAGCTATCCTTGGTTCACTAGCTCAGGCTTTGCCTCAAATTATTCTAGCTGGAACAAATCTTATTGTTTCATTCATTGCTGGGATAACTGCTGCCTTACCGTCCTTAATTGCAAGTACGGCCAATTTGATTGTCGCTTGGTTAACTGAATTGAATAAACATATGCCGGAAATACTACAAGCGGGATTTAATTTATTGATTACCTTCTTGCAAGGAGTAGCTAATAATATTGGACAGGTAACAAATTTAGCCATAACAATCATTGTTAATTTTGCAAATGCTATCGCAAGTAGAATGCCTGATATTGTTCGAGCTGCAGCAAATTTAATTGTCAACTTTGTGAATGGTATTGCCAACAATATCGGTTCTATTATTAATTCTGCTGTGAATTTAATTGTTAAATTTTTAGCAGGTATAGCTAGAAAAATACCTGATATTGTGAATGCAGCTATGGATTTAGTCGATGCTTTAGTTAGAGGTCTAGTACAAGCCCAAGGGCGTTTGATGGACGCAGGGATTAATCTTATAAAAGGGCTAGCAAGAAATATTCGTGAAAGACAACAAGATATTAGAAGTGCGGCAAAAGAGTTGCTCCAAGCAATTATTGGAGTATTCGTTCCAAATTCTTTAATGAATGCAGGTTCTTCTATTATTAATGGATTTTTAGGAGGTTTGAAGGCTGGTTTCGGAAAGGTTAAGAGCTTCGTTGGGGGTATTGCAGATTGGATTAAGAAACACAAGGGACCTATCAGTTATGATAAAAAACTTTTGATTCCAGCTGGTAAAGCGATCATGGGTGGATTCAATGACAGTTTGCAAAACAGTTTTAAGTCCGTTCAAGGCAACATTTCAAGCATGGCTAACCGGTTATCCGATAACTTTGATTTGGGGTTGCCACAAGTCAGTGCGGAATATGCGCTTGCAACAAATGGCGGATATGGCGGCAATGCTCAACAGGTCATTAACAACGCAACCAACAATAATCAAAGAGTAGTTAATCAGTATATTACTGTTCAAGCTAAATGGAACGGTAAGGGTGATATCCAACAAACAATGGAACAAATGTACACCCGAACAATACAAGATAAGAGAGGGGGGCTTTGATGAGTACAGTATGGTCAGGAAAAGATTTAAATGACTTTGGAATGCGTCTTCTTGCCGAATTGAAGTTCGATGGTGCGGAAAGAGATATTGATGAAATTGAAATACCTGGCAGAGATGGCGTCGTCGTAAGAGATAATCAGAGATTTAACCCTGTTATTCAAAACTTCGGATTTACAATTTCTCTTTTAAAAGGGAAAAGCAACTTAGAAGCTCAGATTAAAGAAGCTCAAGCTTTTATCTCTGGGATATACAGCTTCAAAGATTTTTCATGGGAGGGAGAACCGAATTATATATTTAAGGCAAAAGTTGATGGTAAGTCAAGTACAACTAGAAATAACCCGTGGATAGCCTCTGTGGATGTTCCCGTCAAGCTCTTCCCTATGAAGTACCTCAAAGATACTTACAGTAAAGCAAGGACATTAAAAAGTGGAGAAGCTTTTCAAAGCAAAGGAACACAAATTGCTTACCCAATCATTACTTTAACAGGGACAGGAAACGTGACTTTGAAAGTAAACGATAAGTCTTTTATTCTGAAAAATGTAACCGGAGGAGTTGTGATTGATTGTGAAAATCAAGTAGTCACTGACCTAGCAAAAAAGAACAGTCAGATGGACAAAGTTTATTCTTATCCGTTCCCAGCATTAAAGATTGGTTCAAATACGATTAGTTGGGATAACTCTGTGTTCACAGGAACAATTATAGAAAGGTGGTGCGAGTTAGCGTGATTCATTATTTAGAAACAAAAAAAGGTGGGATTTTCCTTGATGGAAAAGAGGTTCATGGTGTTACTGATTTTAAATTAGAAAAAAGCGTTACGCATGGGTACGCAACGCTTAGCTTAAAAATGTCAGTAAAATCTACTTTAGACCAAGCTGACGAGCAAGGAAATCAGAACCAACAGAAGAAGCAATGCTCTTTAGGGCATCGAAAGAGAAGTTACCGATAGAAGCGGCAATATCTTTTGTTTTAGCCCATGAAGTATCATTTCTTACTTCATTTACAAATTTATGACCATCGGGAGATAAGTCCATAATTGAAAAAGGTTGTTCTTCATCTGACGAGTAGTAATACACCACTTCAGTAAACATTCCAGACAATTCTGCTTGTTTAACATGATAAAAAACGGCATCTGTATCATATTGATTAGTTTTTTTATAGATGTAATTACTATCTACTATTTTGTTAGGAGAAGATTTCTCTTCTACAGCGAACAATATATCCCTGATTAAATCAGGATTTAAACGCATAATTTCACCTCCTTTCTGAGGTAAATTATACTATGGAAACAATTACATTACAAAAAAGAAAGGAGAAAAATGTATCCAATACTTTATAGCCCTGGACATACAGATTTTAATAATCTTGGTTTAGGAGTTATGGTTGACTGTACCTCAGCATTAGTACCAGAAGAACTAAACGGAAAGTTTGAACTAGATGTTGAGTATTTAGCCAATGGGCCACTTGCCAAATACTTGGTTAATGATGCACAAATCAAAGTAGATACAGGCGACCAAACAGGGCAGCTCTTCCGAATTAAAACTGTGGGTAAAAAAATAGATGGCATTATTCCAATCCACGCGGAACATGTCAGCTATATCACAAACGACTTACCAATTAAGCCAAGTACAACGGTCATGAAGTCAGTGGCTCAGGTTGCCTTAAATAAGATGCTGAGTGCTATTGCGGATAATCATCCACTGACAGCTTACTCTGATATCACAACAATCAGTAGCGCTGAATGGAAAGTTCCTGATTTCAAAACACCAAGAAACAT